GAAACGCGGGCACAGGGCCAAAATTCCTAAATCAATACAAGTTTTTTGCATCGGCACTTGAACGTGTTATGAAGCCGGGGCGTATTGCCTGCGTCCATTGCACCGATCTACCGATGCGCAAAGGGCGTGACGGGGCAATCGGTTTGCAAGACTTCTCTGGCGATCTAATCAAGGCACATACCGACGCAGGCATGATCTACCACGGTCGCACTACAATCTGGAAAGATCCTGTAGTCGAAATGCAGCGCACAAAGGCGCTAGGATTGCTATATAAGCAAATCCGCAAAGACAGCTCTATGAACCGCGTCGGGATGCCGGACTATATGTTGTTTTTCCGCAAGGATGGCGATAACCAAGACCGGATTGAACATGCTGCGCCCGGTAGCGTTGACGCGTTGCCAATTGCGCGTAAATGGCTAAATCATATGCGCCGCGAAGGTCTATGTGCGTCGGTTCCTGATGATGAATTACTACGTGAATTGATCACACATGCCGAGTTTGACGTTTACGAATGGCAGAAACTTGCAAGCCCTGTATGGATGAATATCAATCAAGGCAATGTGTTAAACGGTTATCGCGCGGCAAAGGGTGAAAACGACGAACGCCATGTTTGCCCTTTACAGCTTGATACAATCGACAATTGCTTGCGCCTATATTCTAAGCCGGGCGACGTGGTTCTTGATCCATTTAACGGCATTGGATCGACTGGATATCAGGCTTTGAAACAACTGCGGCGATATGTCGGGTTTGAACTAAAGGCTGAATACGCTGCACAAGCTGGACGCAATCTTGACGAGGCAGAACGTAGCGCAGGAAGGTTGATCTAAATAAACCACCACGTTTATTTTCACCCGCGCATCATTTAGTTGTTGCGCGGGGTGTTTTTATGTGGTTATGTGTGGGTATCAGGTAAAGGAGATACGCCATGACACCAATTCAAGTTGAAGTAACCGGGAAAACAAACGCAGAATTTGAAAAAAACTGGGATAGGATTGAGGGGAACATCCTCAAGCAAGGGTTTTTTTACTGGTTCACTGCTGATGGCATCACATTTTTTAAGAAGATCACGGGGGCTGGAGAGTGGGACTATGAAACTGCTATGATGCGTTAGGCACATATTCCCAACATCAGCAATATGGTTTAACCCGCGCCTTTCAAAAGCGCGGGTTTTGCTTGATCTCTGATCGCATTGGCCATAGCCTTTTAATGTGATCCTCAACCATTAACCGCATGGCTTGTGGAATGCGTCCTAGCATGGCCTTGCGCCTGTCCGCCGTGTCACCTTCACGAATGACCTGCAAAGCCGCCTTGTAGCACTCCCTATCAACCATAGGACGCACGTCATCAGTGATAGGCGCATTGCCCATCATTACCGCCCGCGCGCGTTCACTTGGCTTGAGCATCCCAATACCTCACCGCATCAATCGCCGCCTCATACCCCAAAGCGATACACGCATAAGCACCAGCCGCTTGTGCTGCGCGTAGGTACTCAACCTGTCCGGGCTGCCATGTGCTTTTGGTGTGGTCCTTACGCTTGATCTCCATAACCAACGGCACGATGGCCGGAATAATCACATCAACCGTTCCAGCTGTCATTCCCTCGGCCTTTTGCCACTTGGCTTGTCCGATAGTCCTAACCCCCTCATTGCGCGGGTGAAAAGCCAAGACGCCCCACGTCTTTGGGTACTGCGCGCGGATAAATGCAAACAGTGTAACTTGTGCTGCATTTTCAGTTTCACATGATCCTCTAAATGATACATTTCCCCAAATGGGTATGCTATTATCAAACTTCATCTAGGTAACCCCATTTAAATCCATACGCCATTCTTTTTTCTGATGTAAGTGCCTTTGATATAAGGCTGGAACTTACAGTATTTCCATTTTTAGTTAGCATGCTTCTGGAAGCGTCTCTTACCCCTTGGAAAACTTTACCAGTTGATAAATTGACAATTTTTCTATTATTTCCTACTATCTTAGGTGGCTTAATGACACCATAAGCCCAACTTACTCCATAAGCGTTTTTTCCTATCCCAGTGAGGCACCTATATATGTTAGCGGGTCTATTGCTTAAGCCTGTGTTGCAAGACATTACCCTAGACGCTTCATTTATTGATTTGAACGTTTCACCGTTTGAGTTGGTTACGGTATGGAAAATTCTAAAATCTTCAAACGCTTTAACTTGTATTCCTTTTTTTATTTTACTGATTTTCATCCTTGTATTATCGCTAACGATCCTTCCAGATAGCTTTTCGCTTATTGCATCTTTCCATTCTTGCGTATGGACCATGCCGCTAGGCCCCTCACCGCCATCAGAAAAATTACATAGGTTTTTACGCCCGTAATATTTAATCAAGGCGCGTTCAAGGCTAAAAGAACACGCTTCTTTTTCAAACTTCATTAAAATATGAGATGTAAACCCATATTTCTTAACAACCCTAATCCAATGGGGATTTCTTCCAGAACTACTAAAAGCCCTTCTCCCTTTACCTTTTCCCACATAAAAAACTGACCCATCCGTAGCTTTACGGTGGACATATACGTAGTATTGCTTTTCTTCGGACATATAAACCCCGCTAAGGATCGCTGATAAAAAACTACGGCAGGATTGTCAGCGTCACAATCTTTTCGGGGATCAGCCTAGCCGTAGTATAAATATAGGTGTTTTAGTTGGTTATGTCAAGCTGTTGGGTCTACGTCATGCGGCCTGTTGTAGTCTAGAGCCTCATAAAATCCGCTTGTCGCTTTCTTATAAGTTATCGTTTTAGGCTTTTCCTTCATTCCGTCCGTTGCCGCCATGAGCAATTCATAACCACGCCATTGGAATTGAGATTGGGGTTCGGATGATACCCAAATAGTAAAACTTCTATACGTTGTTTGAATGTCAATTTTCCACTGCGGCTTTCCGGCACGGCTTATTGTTTTAGTCTGTGTCCATACAGTTATTTCATCGGTCTGTGGTCTAGTAGGATCTTTTTTCATAGCTTGAAATTCAAGCTTTAGCACTCTGTTTGGGTCAATAATTTCATGACCATTTCGGCAATACCTTGCCGCAATATCCTCTTCACTTCCGCAAACTAAACAGGGCTTAAATGTGTACCGATATGAACACTGATTATAATCCCCCGTCTTTCGGTCACGAATTAAACACTGGCACCTGCGCCCGCTATGCGCTGGAATAGGCCCGTGGTCTGTTTCAATTCGCAAACCCCTTAGATCAACAAAATATCCTTCCTTGTCGATCTCATATCCATCCGGGTTCTTGCGCGCCTTAAACAGGTTTTCCCCATCGCACAACGGGCATTGGCAATCAATCGGCTGGCTTTCACCAACAGACATTCCAACCCTAATTTCAGGTGCGAATACGTCACCATCTGGAAAGTGTCGCTCAATGTTCTCCGAATAGTCCAGAAACAAACAATCCGTTTTATCATCACATAACCTCAAGCCACGGCCAATGATCTGTTGCAATAGGCCGGGGCTTTCAGTCAATCGAAGCATTGCCACAATATCAACGTGAGGCGCGTCAAATCCAGTGGTAAATACCCCCACGCTCACAAGGTACTTAATCTTTCCAGCCTTGAACCGCGCAACAATAGACTTGCGCATATCCTTGTCAGTTTCACCGTCCACAACGGCGCTAATCTCTGGCGGCAAGCTGGCGTAGGCCTCTTTGGCGTGTTGAACTGTAGCGCAGAACAATAGCACCCCTTTCCGATCACTAGCCTGCGCTACAATATCAGCGACGATTTCAGACGTTAGCCTGCCATGCCCATTGTAAGCCCGATCAACCGCATCCTTCTTAAATGACTGACCGTTCAATTCAGCAGTGTTATAATGTCCTGATCCAATGCGCCCAATAGTTACAGGCGTTAGGTATCCAAGATCAAGCAAGTATCTTGCCGTTACTCTATAAACCAGCTTAGTGAAGTATGGGTCTTTTGTTTGAAAGTCAGGAACTGGTTTATCTTTTTCGTCAATTTTGTAAATATATCCCGTGCCTAATCTATAAGGCGTAGCAGTTAATCCAACCACTCTCACGTTAGGGTTTTTAGACCTAATAGTGTCGATTATATGAATAATGGTCGGGGTAATCCCGTGGCATTCATCAACGATTATAAGACCAAATTTATCGCCAAATCTGGATAATTTGTTCTTTACAGAAACAGGCGTACCAAAAACAACGGGAAACCTTGTGCTAATTGATCCTACAGCCGCGCTAAAAATAGATGCGCGGTTGCCAGTTGCTTCATATTTCTCATGGTTTTGTTTTACCAATTCCTCGCCGGGTTGTAATACCAAGACGGATTTACCGTTGCTAATATCATGGATTGTTTTAGCTAATTCGGCAATGATATGGCTTTTACCTGCACCAGTTGCGGCCTCAACTACGCAAGGATCACGGGACAAGCGAATGTGTTGCACGACAGCATCGTGCGCGGCCTGCTGATATGGGCGCAATGTCATCTTACTAAATACCAACCTTTAAATGATTTTCTTACTCCGTTTACTATTCTTCCAACGCTTCCACCTGTTAGGTTATATTTATCTCTTAAACCAATAGAAGTACCTATAAAAGAACCATGATTGATATTCTCAAAGTGATATATATTCTTATCAGAGCTTGGGTTATCTATACCTTTCAACTTTCCAGTTCTAGATACTGAAATCTTATCCTTTTGATCTTTACTCATGACCCTACCCTTATTTGCATTAGATATGGCTTGATTATGTTCTTTACTGTTTGTTCTTCCAACTCTAGAAATTTTTAGTGCAGATATTATATCACTACTTACTAAAATTAGTTTCTTTGATTTACTCATTTTTGCTTTAGATATTTCACTATGCTTTAGTCCACTAACACCATCACCGCCATCCGTATGGTTACACAGATTTTCCCTACCATATAATTTAATTAATGCACGTTCAAAAGAAAATGCACAATTTTCATTGTTAAATGAAACTACTATATGTGATGTGTACCCATGTTTATTAACAACCCTATCCCAATATGAATTTCTATCTGATCTACTATAAGCCCTTTTACCGCTACCCTTTACTACATAGAAAACAGTCCCATCCGTAGATTTACGGTGGACATATACATAGAATTTCTTTTCAAAAGTCATAAGCTACCCTCTAGCTGATCCTATAAAATGCAGGGCAGGCAGTAGGATTGTCTGCGGTTCGTCTGGCCGGACTAGCCCTGCATGTTTAATATAGGTGTTTATGTAAGGTAAGTCAAGACAAACGCCAATATTCGCTAGACTTACCAGTATAAGGAGAAAGATCAGCTTTTGGCAATAGGTCTTTGATTGCCTTCGCATAGCTTATAGCGCCCGCTTTTTGCACTTTGGTTAGTTTCCGCCCGCATATCAACGCATCCTTAAATCCTGAAGCCTCTTGCATGGCGTCCATGATTTCATCAATACGCTCTTTGGCGCGGTCCTGAGCCTCTTTCATATCGTCATATTCGGCAATCAATTGCGAAAGTCGTGGCGTGTTAATCTCTCGGCGCTTGGGTTCAAGGTGTTCTGGATTGTCCAGCTCGGATAGATACAGGTCATAAAACGCGCGCAATTCCCACAAGTAACAATCTAACCAAGCCTGATCTTGAGCAACGTGTTCAACGTATTCGCCATGCGGCGTCCATTGCGCAAAGATAGCTTTAGTGCGTCCAGATGCAAGCATCTCAATCTGAATTTGACCGTAATAATGTGTTTGATCTAACCGCTTAAACGGAACGGGTTCTGGTTTGTTTCGGATACCATAAGGGCATTTGAACTCTAGGATTGTGTCATCGCCAATCAATCCATCAGGACTTGCACCTAGCCAATCTTCATACGGAAAAAACCCGCATTTCTTTACATCAAGACCAGTCGATAATTCAAACAAGCCAATCGCATTTGCTTCATTCGCGCGACCCCATGCCATAGCCGGATTATCAGGGAACTCACTTTCTACACCGTGATAATCACGTACCATAGCGCGCAATACATCATCCGCCGTGCGATAAGGATCATCGCCCAAGATTGCAGCAACGTTTGATCCTGTGACCCGGCCCTTGCGTTGGTTAAACCATGCGGGGGAACGTTGTTCTATTTCCATATCATCAATCCTATCTATACAATATAAGAGCGGCCATTATAGCCGCCCTTGTGTTATCTGTCTATATCAGAAAGGTATCTCTGAATCATCATAGCGTGACGAACCACCAACGCTAGACTTTTGATCCTTTGGCGCGGCCTTTGTTACCTTGCTGGCATCAACACTCACAGCTTTGCTTGATGGGCTTACAGCCTGCACCCAATTGCCTTGCTTGCCGTCCAAATCCCACAAGCCCAATCGAATAACCATTGGCTTATTGGTCAAGTGCATCGCAAAGTCTTCGTCGCTAGGCTTGCGTTGCAGTTTCATCAATCCACCGCCGCAATTCGCGTCAATTGCCGCAAGCATCCGCTTAGCAGTATCGCCCTTTTTCTTAGCCTTGGCCGGGTCAGTATTTCGCGCGGCGTCACCCTCTGGGTACATCTTTTGAAAAATCTTGCGGCCCTGATATTCTTCCGGCGCTAGGATATTCCAGCGCGCTGAAATATGCTCCTCACCCCCTTGGAACGATTGCCACTTGCATTCATCAATCGAAGCCATAACCGAACTGCCGTCTGGCAGAATAAGATTACCGCCCCCGCTGGGGGCCTCATATTCCTTTTCAGTGCTTACCTGATCGCCGTCGCTAAGATCCCAGAAACTCATTTTGTAACTCCATCTTTTTTTTCAATTGCCGGAATAAAAGGCACAAGCCCAGAC